CTTCTTTGGTTTTGGGCGCCGTTTTTCCAAGCGCGATCAATGCGTTTCTGACCGGGGCCGATTCATACAGACGGGCAGCGCCACCGGCAGCGCCAGCGGCCCCCAGCCCGGCCACAAAGCCAGGCAAACCGCCACCGAACACAGCAGTAAGAGCAGAGGCCCCGACGGGGATAGCAAGACTTGCCCCGGTGTTTGGGTTGACGCTGGCCTCTGCCGCCCGTTTGGTGATGTCCAAGACGCGGACAAGGCCGTTTACTTGCTTGAGGTCGTCCCCGGTGAACATGACCCCAACGGAGTTCCCCAACCGTTTCACCTGGTTGGCAAACACGTCGGGAGATACGACTTTTCCCTCCGCAACGTCACGCGCCGATTTTTCCGCTGCCTCTGCCAGGATCGCAGCGCGGGCGCTGGCACGCCCCGACGGGGTAAGGCTTGAGTACAGTTGCCGCACCTCGCTGGGCTTGGCAGAGAACAGCATTTTGCGCACGTCTTCGGGGCGCGCATTCCCGCTTTTGAGAACGCTTTTCAGGGTGGTGGACTCAAGCTCGCCGGCCATCTCAGACAGCCTTTTGTTGGCTACCATCCACTTCGTAAACTCTCGTGTTCCTGCGGTGTTTTTGATGTACTCGCCCATGTCCTGCTTCAGCGGACCATAGATGCGGCTGAGGGATTTTTCTGCCTCCGTCCGGATGGTTGAAAGTTCCGGCGCTTTGAAGGCTTGCCCGATCATCTTGCGCAGCGACTCGACGTTTTCCAATGGTTGACTTTGGATCGCCTGTTTCCAGTCCTGAAGTCGCGCCACCGCTCCGGCCATTTCTTCGGTTTTCAAGGATTGGAGCCGGATGATTTCGTCATCAACCGCTTGCACGGTGCGGGCCATCGGGACATTTCCGGGAACATTCGACACAACGCCCGTTTTCATCTGGGTGTACTTTTTCAGGTCCGCCCCGCGCTTTGCAGCCAGGTCAGCCATCACCTGATCCGTCGCCTTTGCCGCGTCGTCCGCCCCGAAGTCGCGGAGAACCTGCCGCACAGCATCAATGCGTTCCTGTTGCTGCGATTGGCGCATGCCACCAGTCCCCGCGAGCGGAATCTGTTCCCCAGTCTTTTGCAGCCACTTTGCCGCGAAGGTCCGAGGCGGCATGATGTCGCTGGTTTTGACCGACACACCGGCCTGTTTTGCCGCCTGAAGATCGGGCGCCACATTGGGGCGAACCCCGCGCGGCAGCGCCATCGAAGCCCCGGCCATGCCCCCTGCCAAAGATGCCGCAACCTGCCCGGCCGGTCCAAACCCAGCTTCTTGCGCGGATTGTCCGGCCAGTCCAGCCCCAGCGCCGCCCGCAATCTGTGCCGCCGGCTGTGCGGCCAATTGAGTCCCCACGGCCCGAGTGACGGGCGATGCAGCCATGCTTGCCATTGTCTGCCCGGCAGAAGCGATCCCACCGGCGCCGGCCGCGCCTTGCACGGTCGATTGCAGGATGCGCTCGGCTTCCGTCTTCGGCTGGGCAACCCCTAGCCGCGTCATGAGGTTTTCGAGGGCTTGCGTCGGCTCTGTGAACTTCGTTCCGAGAACGTTGTTCACCAGCCCAACAATGGGGTCTCCGACCGTTGCAGCCAGTGCACCAGCGCCTGCGCCTGCGATAGCCCCGGGAACGATGCCAATGCCCGTAGGCGCCCCCAGGGCCGCCCCAAGGGTTGCGCCGGCAGCAACCGGAGCCAGGCCACGTGTAGCAGCCCCGGCGAGCCCCTCAACGGTCGTGCCTTGCTGTGCTGGCGCTTTGGCTTGTGAGGCCAGCCATTCCTCCGGGGACATGGGCGTAACGCCTTTGGGCGTGGTGTCCACCACCTTGATGCGCGACAGCTCCGCCTTGAGAGCCTTCACGTCCCCCGCTGCGCGTGCATCTGTCCGATTTTCGGCCGCAGCAAGCTCGCGGGAGATGATGTCTACCCGCTCCGCCTCGCGTTCTTGCTGCTTTAGCCAATCTTCAGGGCTCATTTGATCCCCATGGCCTGCTTGTAAGCCGCCCACTGTTCATCCGTGAAGCTTGCGGGCCGGGTGTAGGTCTTTCCCTTCACCGAAACAGAATCAGACGGCAGCGACTTGCCAAACCCGTACTTGGACGCGTTCGGGTATGCCGCCGCCTTTTCCATGATCCGGGCGTATGTTTTTTCCAGCCGGTCAACGTTCCGCAGGATGTCTTCATCCTTTTGGCCCAAGTCAATGCTGCCCAGCACGCTTTGAAGGAATTTCAATTCCTGTTCTGTCACTTGTCCAAGGGCGCCGCCCGTGGGGCTTTCCTGGCGCATCTGATTCAGCTTGTCGAAACCAATGTTCGCCTTGATGGTGGTCGCCAGTTCCTCTGCGCTTCGCCGCGCCGAACCCGGCACCTTGGATGCAATCGCCCCCGTTATGCCGGTAACCGGGTCCGCGACCTTCTGCCCCTTGATCGATTGACGCAACCGGCGAATGTCTTCAATCACAATGTCGGCTTGTTGCCCGGCCGATTCAGCGGCGGAAACCGCCTTCTGTTCCCCGACCTTCAGTTCGCGCTCGGTTTTCGACCCCGGGATGACTTCCATTGCCTCCGGTCGGCCTTCCGTGTCATACCGCATTCGATAGTCTGGCGGAATCTGCCCGATTTGAGGCGGCATTTTGATTGTGATGCCGCCGTTTCCGATGGCCGTGATTCGCCCGCTTGATTGGTCCCGCTGGTACGGGGCGTCAGCCGGCAACCCGAGGGCCTGAGCGTCTTTTGGTTGCAAGATTTCATACCGCTCGCCGCCGCCGCCAAGGATTTCAACCTTGCCCGTTTTGGTGTTGCGCTGGTATGTCGGCCCTTTTGGGAGGCCCATTTCACCAACCGCATCAGGCTTGAGGATTTCGTAACCCTCTCCCTTTTCACCTTTGGCGCTGGCGAACTGCTTCCACCGTTCAGGATCAGAGGCGGCCAGGATCATGCCCAACCGGCCGGCGACTTGTTTCGGGTCTTTTTCCAGCAGTGAGACGATGCTTTTGAATCTCGACGGGTCGCGGCCGTTTGACTCTTCGACCTTTACGCGGTCTTCCATCAACTGCTTTGCGACGTCAATGGCCCCGGCATCAATGGCAGAAAACACCTGCGCGCCCGTCACGAACTCCGCCTCTTTTTGCTCGGCAGTCTGCATGTCCCATTTTTGTTTTGCAGCCTCCCTCATCTTGGGGTATTTCAGTACAAAATCGCCCAATGCCGATGCTGTACCCGCCCGCATGGCCGCGTCACGGTCCCGCTCAAATGCAGCCTGTTGCTCCGCCGCTTGCTGTGCTGCGGCCTGCTGTTCTTGCCGCTGGCGGATGGCGGCAGCGACCTGAAGCCCTTCAAGCAGCGCTTGATTGGGGTTCGATGGCTGCCCGAGTCCGAGGGCTTGCGTGTAGTTCAACATATCATGCCCACCAGTCCGATTCCCAGGACGCCTTGTAAGGCGTGTTTGGGGAGACGGTCGGGGCTTTGTACATCCCCAGCCCCATGCCAATGCTGCCGGCCAGGTTGTTGTACATCTGGCTTTGCGCCGCACCTCCGGCGAGTACGCCTTGGGCTTGAGCTTGCGCGCCTTGCCCGAGCAGATTCGCGGTATTCACCCCGCCTTGCGTGAGGATGTTTGCCGCGTTGGACGCCGATCCGCTCAGGATGTTGGCCACGTTCGCCCCCTGGTTCTGTGCCGCTGCCGCCTGCCCCGCTGCCGCCGCCTGTCCGCCGCTGAAGATGTTCGAGGTAGACGAAAGCCCCATGTTTGCCAGGTTCTGGAGAATCTGCGCGTTGGTCCCGTACAGGCTTTCTGACGTGCCAGCGCCAAGCCCGAGCACGCCCTGATTCGCTTGCAGCCCCTGCGAGGCCAAAGCACCCAGTCTCCCGTATTGCTGGTCAATGAGTTGAGAGAGAATCTGAGGCCGGAACTGGGCAAGCGCGGCCTGAAGGTTCCCGCCTCTCAGCCCCCCGGTAGCGGATGCGTTTTGCAACATGGCGTTTTCACCCTGTTGCATCAGGGCTTGAAACTGCGGCCCCGCCTCAATTCGACCAATAGCCGCTTGCTGCTCTTCCGCACTCCCAAGTCCCGCAAGGGCTCTTTGCGTTTCAAGCGCCTGCGGGCCTGCGCGCTGATAGTTTCCGATATTCCCAAGCGCGCCCTGCGTCTGGCCTGCAACGTTTTGCAGGTTGTCGCGCTGCGAGAACAAAACCCCCGCCTGGTTGTATATGTTTTCCAGTGCGCCCTGCCCAACGTCCTGGAATTGGGACAGCCGCCCAAACGTCCCGAGCCCCGCCTGCTGATAGGGAGCCAGGGCCGCCTGCGAAATGTCGAATTGCCGGCCCGACTCCGCCAGGGATGCTTGCTGTGCTTCGGCGTTTGCCGCAAGGGCTGCGGCTTGCGCTTCTTGGCTTGCCTGGATGCCTTGCAGGGTTGCGTTGTATTGAAGCTGTCCGGCTTGCGTTGCCGCATCGGCGGAATTTTCAGAAGCAAGGTATCCGCCCGCCGCCCCGATGACACCGACTCCTACAGCGACCCAGGTCATTGCAACACCTCACGCGGTTGCGCCACCAAAACACCCGGCTTCGGGTTGTTGTTGACATCATATTTGGAGTTCTCATCGATCTCCACCATTTCATCCTCAAGCCCATCGGTCGAGGTCTTGTCGGTTTTGTGGATCGTCATGCACACTACGTCCGTAACCGCGTAGACGGCCCGGCGCGTGCCGATAGGCGACTTGATGACAACCCCGGGATGGAGCAGGTACGGCTCGCCCTCGCCATGCACGATCATTTGACCGATGCAGCCGATGAAAAAATGCTCTGTCTTGTGGGTCTTGCTGACAATCGCCGTCCCTTGCGGGATGTGGATTCGTCGGCAGTACATGCCGCCAGCAAAGAAGTGCTCGGTCGGCATCGCGGGTGCCTGTGGCATGGTCGCCATGACCAAGGCGAGCTGGTCGATCTTTTCGCGGTCCGATAGTTGCAGCATCTCAACTCCTCGTAAGGGCTTCGAGCTGCGGGCCGCTCTTGATTGCTCCGCAGCCCCGATGATACACAAAGTCAGGTGATTTCTCTACCCGAAACGCGGAAAACCAGCGCAGAAGCGGCGCCGGCCAGCGTGGACAGAAAATCGCCCGGGTTGAAGTTTTGCCCGATCATTTCGGGGCACGTGTAGGTCTCACCGGGCGCGACCGCACGTTCGTCGATGATGATGTTAGATGCCCCCGCCGTTTGACCGACCGGGACAAGGTTCACCGAAAACACCGCGTTGCCGGCCGACGTGTTGGTCACGGTGAATGCATCAACCGTTGCCCGGCAGTTTGTCGCCGTGTACTGGGTGGTCTGTGTGTTTTCCATGAGCTTTGCGCTCACAAACACTTTTACGCTGAATGTCATAGTTGCCTCACTGTTGAATTTGCGTGACGCTCAGGACCACGGCCGGGGCACGCGGTGCAAACGCGGTCGCCGCAACGGTGTCTATCGTCACGTTGACGGAATTGGCCGCGAATGCTATTTCGATGTAGTCATTCGCGGCCATGGAAACGGGCTCGGATAGCACCAGCGGGATGTACCCGTTGTTGGGGTCAGAAGTCACAATCCGGGCCGTGTCTGCGATTGCTGCGCCGTTTTTCTTGAACCAGAACCAGACGTTTTTTGAGGAAGATGAACCCGACGTAAGCTGAATCGTGGCCTCGAATCGGTACAGGCCCGACTGCGGGACAACAATGCGTGATGCCGGGCTTCCGATGGTGACGCCGTTGGCAATCCGGGTTGCGTCGAACGTCACCAGCTCTTCGGTGTTGATCGCCACCGGGGATTGATCCGTGGTCTTGTCGAACACCCCGTAATACTTCATCTGTTCGGGGTTGACCCTCACGAAAATTTCACCCGTTGCGGAGCTTGTGAGAACTGCGGCAACGGGGATAGACAGGGCCGGCGCCGTCGGTTTGATGTTGGTCAGACTGCCCGCCGTGGCCGGGGACGCGTACAGGACATCGCCCACAGACCATGCCGAGGTGTCGAGTTCTCGCACGTGGCCCCAGACGGTGCAGTAGCCCGTTTCTCCGTCCGCAAGGTCATGCGTCATGATGCCTAGGATGTAGAGGCTCTGCGTTGCGCCGTCGGCTAGGTAAGGGGCCACTGACAGCACACCCGAGGAAACGCCAGCAAACCCGACGACTTTTCCGTTCGGGATGGTCGCCCCGGTCTGGTTGATGACGCGGGCGTAGGTTTCAAGCCCTACCTGCTGGACCACGCCGTGATCCATGCCCACCTCTAGGGTCTGTTCAGGACTCCATGCAAGGCGTTTGATGCGCGTGACGTGTGGCGCCTCTCTCAGGTCGATGTAGTCAAGGGCTGCGCTGTTGTCCGCATGCTTCGGCACGAACAGGGCTGGAACCTGGCTTGCACGCCGCGCGTCGTTGATCGACGATTGCAGTCTGGCGATGGCCGCGTTTGCCTCGTTTGCTGCTGCAAGGGCTTGCGAACCCGTGGCAAACAGTTGAAGCAGGGTATCGCCAGACAACCCATCCGCCAGGCCGAACAACTTCTCGAACTGTTTGACCTGTTCCGGGTCTTTCAGGAATGAGGCGAGCTGCTCCCGCGAAAGCTTGAGGGACAGCATCAGTACGCGAGCGCTTCCGCGTCCGCCTCCAGTCGGAGAATCGACACATGGGCCTGTGAATCGCCGCTGAACCGCTGAGTCCTGAAGTTGCGCATGTACCCCTGCCGGAACCACGCCATGCGCTTGATGGCCTCACCCTGTCCGCCAATTTGAATTGGGAAGGGCTGGCTCCAAGTCTGCCCGTCCAGGCTGTAAGAGGTGGTCATGACGGGGTTCGTGCCGAGTTGGACCCGCCCGGTAAGCCCGACCAATTCGACGCGGTTCAGAATTGCGCCTTTGCCCTCGTTGTACAGCAGTGCTGTGTAGAACTCGTTCCGAACGATCTGCCCCCAGTGATGGCTCGTCTTGAGGTCGGTCACACCGAAATTTGCGGTCGATGGGTCGCCGCAGTACCATTTGCCATGCACCCAAATGAAGTTCCGTGCGCGGTATGTGCCGAACCCGTCCAGCGTTGAGGTCAGCACGCACCACACGGGGCCTTGCAGTTCCTCAGAGGCCAGCGCGTCATATACCAGCGTTCGATCAGGAAGATGCACGTACAGATGCCGGTGCGATTCGTCGTTGCGGGCCTCAAAAAGCACGGCCGATAGCTGTTCTTCCGTGTAGCCCGCCAGCAGTTTGTCGATGGTGTCTGTGCTCAGCTTCTGGGTGGTGGCGTTTGCCCCCAGGTAGATGGCAGGGGCTTCGTTCTTCCACCCGCCCAAGAAGGCGATCGCATCGATGAACACACAGCAAGCATCGCGCCCGACGGCGCCTTTTTGAATCTGCGCGCCCTCGACCCGTTGGAATGGGAAAAACTCCCCGCCCACGTTGTCGAACACCTCGATGGTGTGGCGGTTGACCGCGTAAATCTCGTTGCGGACCTTCATCAGGGCGACCACAGGGTCGGGGTCCGCTTCGGATGAACCGTATTTCAGCGGATTGACCGAGAGCGGGTCGTTCAGGTCAGTGACAACAAGACTCGTGCCGTCCGTCGTCATGAAATAGCCGTCAACCCACACCACATCTAGGGCTTGGCCGAGGTCGGGGTCCGTCACTTGCGTAAGTGTGCCGTTCCAGTAGTAAAGGCGCGTCCCCGAATTGATTGCCAGCCGGTCAAACGAGTAGTCAAACACCACTTGTGCACCCGGCCCAACGTCGCCCAGTTCTTCCACGATGTCGCCGGCCGTGATCCGCACCAGCTTTGTCCCCATCACGCGGTAATGGGAGCCGCGCCAGTTGATGCCGCCTCGATCAAGCCCCGGCCCGGTCCCTTTGGAAATCAAGCCATCCCCCGGGCGCAGGTATGCGTTTGATACCCCGGTGTTTTTCGACACGGGGATCCAGTTGACGGGGTACGAACTTAACGCGTCCGGCCCGCCGTCGGTGTAGATGCCCTGGAGGATGGAGACTTGCATGTCACGCGATGCAGTACCACGATGAGGTCTGCGCAAGGTAGCGCAAGCGGAACTTGTCCTCTGCCCCCAGGGTCGAGGGCTCGCCGTAGATCGCCACCGCGCCGTTCAGGCCAATTGTCAAGGCGGTTATCTGCTGTGTGGTGGTGATCAGAATTTCAGTCCCATCCGTCGGGGACAGCGGCAGCGTGATTGTGCCCGTTGCAAGCGTCCCAGCGGGTTGAATGCACACCCATTGAGAGACATTGTTCAGGGAGATTGAAAACCCGGTGCCGGGCGTGAACAGGTTCACCGCGAAGTCGGGGTGAACATACTGCTGCTGAAAGAACGTGAGAAGCGCCCCGACGGGAAGGCGGCGCGCATCCCCGTTTTCGGGGCTGTAGACGGCCAGTTGCAGGCCGGTGTTTACCGTGTCTTGCAGGGCCAGGCGGTTGATTGTTGACATGGTTTATTCCAGTTCAAGATTGCCATCAGGTCCGACCTGAACAGCGTTGTCTTTGCCGTACCAAAACGGCCCGTTGTTGCGCCAGTATTTGTTGCCAGCGCCGGCCGGCATCATGGCAGGGAGGTGCATTTCAGGCGGGACGGCTGCGATGTTCAGTAGGACTTGATAGCCCGCCCTTGCGGTGGCTTTCGTGTCGGGGCTTACCGCCTTGCCGTAGCTCGGAGCCAGGCGAATAGCCAGGTTTGCCCGGATGGCTTCGTTGGCAGAGTCGGGGACATTTGACGGCGCATCGATGTCGGAAAACTGCGGGCTTCCGGGGATGGGATACCCCAACCGGATGCCAAGGTAGTTCCACGTTGCCATCATGGAATCGAGCTTCCACACGGCTTTTTCGATTGCATCCGGAGGGAGTGAGTAGGCGTAGGAAGCGAGCCCGAGGTCGTCGAAAGCCTCATTGATGAATTGCCGCTTGCTGTAGCCCATGGTTCACCCCTTGTTGAGTTCGGTCAGAAGGCGCGCATCAGACCAGCGCTTATCGACCTTGAGGCCAATTTTTTCGGCCTGCTGGATCATCTCGTCGCGTGTGGGTGCCGGCTCTTTCTCTACCTCTTTTTCGGGCGCCTTCACCTCTTTTGGCGGCACCAGTCCGGCCGCTTCCTCCAGCGTGTCAAACCATCCGTCTTGAGGGCCGTCAAAGTCCCGCTGATCGTAGGAAAACCCGCGCGTCGGGTGAATCAGCGGGCCGGGGTGTCGATACAGAATCATGGTGTTTCCAGATGGAGGGCAGGGGCCGGAGCCCCCGCCTTGCCTCACGTTACGGCACCTGGTTGAACAGCAGGATGCCGGCCATTTCGGGCTGGGTCATGACCACGCCGAACAGGATGTCAAGCGTGTAGAGGGTCTGGAAGGTCGAGTTGTCGAACTTCTTGCCCATCACCACTTCAAATCCCTGGTCGGTCGTCCCGCGCTGGATCGCCACGCCTTGGTCCGTCGGGATGGCGTAGCGGCCCGGCAGGATTTCGAGCGCGTCACGGTGGAAGAACGGGTTGATGTCCGCCGCATCGACCGACAGCCAGGTGATGGCTGCCGTTGCCGAGGTGGAGGCGACCTCAATGTTCTTGTAGTCCTTTTCGGCATCGGTCGGGCTGGAGTTCGCGCCGATCATCGGAGGGCTGATCGTCATCGTGGTACTGGAGTCGATGGAAATCACGCGGAACGTCTTCGGCTGGCCGGTCGAACGCTTGGTGATCAGATGCACCGCCTCGATGCCTGCGATGGTGAAGCACGCACCAGCCGTCACGCCCGTGGTCGTCGAAACCGTCACTTGCTGGTAGCGGTTGTCCACGTTGATCTGCCCGCCCACCGACGTAGAGGTCGCACGCGGCACGTACCGAACCTGCGCGCCGTTGGTGGCGATGGTCACGGTTGCCGAGGTGGCCGCGATGCGGTTAGCGTAGTCCAGCTTGTGGGTGGTGAAGCCCGACACGGGGCCGACCAGACCGCGTTCGTAGGCTTGATCCGACTTCGCGTTGCCGAACGTGCGGGTAGCGATGGCCAGGTTGTTCGCCATGCCGTTGTACGAGGCGGACGACAGGAACAGATGCCGGTTGTCCGACATGATGCCCGTCTGGTTCATCAGCGTGTCGCACTGGGCCACATCGTCATACGTGCCCGGGGCGCCGGTTCGCGTCACCACCAGCGTGCCTTGGTTGGCTGCCACGTCCATCGCAGCCAGGTTCACATCGGTTGCCAGGCGCTGGTACGCGGCTTCACCCAAGCGGCCTTCTTGCAAAGCGTCACGGAGTTCGAGCGCGTCCATCTGCCAGGTGACGTTTTTCTTGAACCCGAGCGTCGAGGGAACCGAAAGCTGCGTCCCTGCCGATGCGGTCACCGCAGTACCCACGGTGCGGTCTTGCGAGCGCATGACGTAGGGCATCGGGCGCCAGATGGTGTCATTGGTGCGGGCCATGTCGGTTCCGTTGGTGCGGTAGACCTTCGCGGCGCGAGAAAGAACGAGGGCGTCATTGAAGCCCATCAGAACCTGATCGAATGCGACCAGTTCTTCTTTTGAAAAGGCGTTTGCCATGATTTTTCCTTACGAGGATTTGCGCTTCTGCATCATGTAGGCGACAACCTTTGTGCGGTCGCCAGTCTTTTCAGCTTCTGCGCGGAGTTTTTCAAGGGTGGAGTCAACAACACCCGAAACCCGAGCGGTTCCGGACACTGCTTTTTCCGGTGGTGGAGTGGTTTTCTTCGCGTTCACTTTCAACTCTCTTTCAAGGTCGGCAATTGCAACCGCGAATTTCACGGGCGATTTGATGGCGGCCAGTTCTTTGGCCTTTTCCGGGTGCGTTCCGAGCGCGTAAACAACCGTCGCTGCATTCTTGGCACCTTCAAGGATGATGCCCAGTTGCGCGACGTTCATCACTTCCTGCAAGGCGGCTTCAGCTTCCTCGAAATCCTTCACGGGCAGTGCCTGTTTGGCCTCTCCGTAGCCCTTCAGCGTTTGCTGCCAAGCGTCGGCTTGCGCCTTCTCGGCTGCTTTTCGCTGCTCGGCTGCTGCTTCGGCTTTTCGCCGGGCCTCGTGCCACTGGAGTAACGCCGACTCATAAGCATCGGCGTCGAAATCGTGGTCTTCAAGGCTCGGTTTCTTTCCGAGTTCCAGCGGCTTTTCCACTGGTTGCAGCTTGGCTTCGAGTTCTTTGATGCGCCGGGCTTTTTCCCGGTTCTCGCGCCGCAGTTCTTGCACCCATTTAGGCGCACGCTCTTCTTCCTGAGGTGGCGATTCCTCTCCGATGGTGACCGTGACTTCTTCGGGCTCTACGGACGGCTGCTCGCCTTCCGCTGGCCGTTCTTCCGGCTGCGCTTCTGGCGCTCCCTGTTGAACTTCCTCGCTCGGTTCGATCACTTCACCTTCGGTTTCTGCCGTTTGATCCATCTCTCTGCCCATAGACTCACCCTTGTTTAGCGCTGGGTGGAAGGCGCTTCGACAACAGCGCCGGAACCGGGCATGGCTGCTTGGTCAAGCACCATTCCACCAAGTTCAGACGCCATCCTCATTGCGTGGTCTTGCGAATCGATGTCCACATTCGCAAGGGTTTCGACTGTTTTTGCCCTGGACAGCTCCGAGTCTGCGATGGTCTTCACCACCGTTGCCCGTGCCTGGCTGGCCTTCGCCGTGGCCTCCTCCGCTGCCGCTTGCAAGAACACCGCATTCGGGTCCGGCTGCTTCGGCTCTGCGGCCAGCGCCTTCGCTTCGTCCTCGGTCGGCTTGATGGCGCCCATCTTGATCAGCTTGCGACGGTAGAAGTCGGCCAGGTCTTTGGTGCCTTCGCCTTCGATGTTCGCCATGATGGTGGCGGTAAGAACGGTCTGCGTTTCCGGGTCAGCCGTCATTGCCAGCATGTTTGTCAGGCTGCGCACCGTTGCCTGTCTCTTGCTCTGCGAAGTCGGCCCGATATCGGTCACCACGTCCATCATCGCAGTGGACATGTCGAGTCGTTTCCTTACCGCTCCGCCTTTGTCTTTCAGTGGTTCAAGCAGCTCAATAGACCCCATCGCGCCATCGGCTGCGACGGTCTTCATCTTGCGGCCCTCGTCGGTATAGAGGTCTTTCGCCATCGACAACCACACCTCGCCGCAGCGCTTCAGGGCCTTGGCGAAGTTCGAGACGTAAATGTACGTCTGCATGTCCAGCCGTTCCTGGATCATCTCCACCGTCTTGCTGGCGATGTTGCTCACCATCTTGTCGCCCTGCTCGGCATTCCCGAGCAAGTCGCGCATGTCCTGGTCGGTCAGTTGGACGAGGGCGGCGAGCGATGGCGGAATCTGAGCGGGTTGCGTGTACTGGATCGGTGCGCCGTACACCGGCTGGCCGTTGGCGTCCGTCAGCGGGTTGCGCAACAGGTACGGATTGTTCTTTACGTTGTCCTCTGCCCACATCACCTGATGGCCGGCGACCTCCTCCGGGTGCAGTATCGGCTTTTGCATCGGTGTGAGCGCGGACAGCTCGGCGAGCAGGCTTTTCTGCATGTTGCTCAAGCGCTGCGCATCCATCGGCAGCCTCACCTGGCCCATGCACCGCTCTACGTTGTCAACCACCCAGCGCTTCCCGAACGTCATGATGACGGGAATGCACTTGCCAGCGATCACGCCGCAGTCTTCAAGCAACCGGCCGCCAGACCGGATGTATTTGTGGACCTCCCGTGTCTTGAACTGCTTTTCACCGACGCGACGGCTGCCCATTGCCTCGATTCGGCGCTGTAGGTCCGGGTCGTTTTCAAAGTCTGTTTTGGTGTAGATTCGCTTTTTGCTATCGACACCGACGTATTGATAGGCTGTTTCCCATCGCTCTTTGATCTTGTAGTGCTCGGCGACGTACACGACATCGGGCGTTGCCCAGTCGAAATAGCTTTGGGTGATTTCCTGCGGCCAGGTCGCCGGGTCGTCGTTGTACTCATTGATGTACGCCTGACGGGCCATCGGCGTCAGGACGAAACACTCTTTCGCATCGGCCTTGTCTTGCCGCTTGCAATTGAGGCCGAAGAACACGCACGAATCGGCGTCAAAGATCGGCTCCCATGCGATGCGCTGGTAATCGTTGAACGGGTCTTCGTCGTCTTCGTAACGGGCTCGCAGGCGCCATGCACCGATGCCGCCACCGACAGCCTCCTCAAAGGCGTTGTCGTAGGCTTCCTGCGCGTTGCTGTCCTGTTCGTCGGCCCGAAAAAGGGCGGTCAGGTCGTCGGCCAGGTCTTCATCACCGGACCGGCTCAGGAAGTCGCACGTGATCCGGTTGTTCCGGTACTCGTTGATGATCCGGATGATGGCCAGGTGAATCTTATTGACTTCAAACCGAGGCTTTGAGGCGAACTGATCTTGCAGCGGGCCTTCCCACTGAGCCCCGGCAATCGAGTAAAAGCGGCGGTCCTTGAGGCATTGCAGCCGCTCATCGCGGACAGCGGCTTGAATCGCTGCGAATGTCGCCAGCGCTTCGGCCTGCTCGTCGATCTGCTTTTGCGTGAGTTCCACTGTCGGGCGTCCTTTCCCGATAGTGTACACCTATCAATAGTGCTTGCCTATCGCCAGTGGTGAACCGTTGGCATGGGGGTTACTTCGACGCGCGGCGCTGCTGCTGCGGCTCTGCGGGCGCCTTCGCATGCGTACCTGAGCGCATCAATGACGTGGTTGTCGGTGTCGGCAAGTTCAGGTAGCACCGCATCGGTCAGCTTGTCCACCTTGTAGCTGTAGTGCGTGAGTTCGTCGATGGTGTGCAGGCACCGAGGATGCACGATGATGTCAAACGACTGCAGCCACGCGACGCCATCCTCAACGCTTTTCGCACCCTTCACGGCCGGCATGATCTTAGGGAAGCCATTTTTCCGCATGTGCGAGATTGTCTCCGGGCGCGCTGAGTCGGCGACAATTGGCCAGCGCTCCGACTCTGGCACGGTCTGGAACAGGCTTGGCGTGTCGCTGATCTCGCACCCGATCTGATACGCCTCGTGGTCAATGTAGAGCTTGCGGCCGATGATGTGACAGCGGACAAGCACGGTCGGGTCAACAGAAAAGCCCCAGTCGGCACCGAGCCTGTGAACTGCATCGGCGGGCGCCTCAAATTCCTGAATCGACCAGTTCCGGAACACCTTCGCATCGCTGCGCTGAAGGTATTTCCCCTCCCAGACATGGGCGTATTTGTCCGGGTCGCGCTTCCGGTCGTACTCCATCTCGACGCGGAGCACGTCCGGGAAAAGCGGGTTGTCGCGCCAGTTGACCTCGACCACCGCCGTACCTGGTGGCGGGTCTTCGCCTCTCAACAGCGCATCAATCGGGTCTGTTGCCGCTCGCGGGTTCCAGCTTGCCCATATCTGGCTCCCGTCCTTTCGGATGGTCGGTCGAAGCAGGTCAAGGCTGCGCTGACTCAGGCTCTGGGCTTCCTCGATCCACGCGCAATCGTAGCCCTCCAGCGACTTGATCGATTCGGCCGTGTGGTCTTGCATGCCCTGGTAGATGACCAGCGAGCCATTCGGGCCGATGGTCCTGGCCTGCTGGCAATCAAAAAGCGGGCCAACTTTGAGGTCCTGAATCTTGGACTCGATCAGCTTTTTGACCGACTGGTCGAGGGTCTTTTGCACCTCACGCACACAGACAAGATGGAATTGTCCGCAAAGCATTCGCTCCACGGCCATCTCTGCGAAAAAGTGTGATTTCCCGGAACCGCGCCCGCCATGCGCGCCCAGGTAGCGCAGCTTCTCGGACAGCAGCGGCTTGAATACGCGGGGGGTCTGAAGATCAATCTCCATTCTTCGGGTCGATGATCGTCCGCTTGACCATCGTTACCGCCAGCGGGTTTTTCTCGTCCCCCGCCAGTTCAAGCCGGTCGCCGTAGCGTTTCGGATCCCACTTCGCAAGCAGCTTGAGGCGTGTTTCGATCTGGAGCTTTCTGTGCCCCAGCATATCGCCTCGCTTGACCTTTGTCTTCCCGTCGTCGGTTTCCTCGAACTCTTCGCCAATCAGCGGCGTGTTTGCGATCTGCAGGCACTCTGCGGCAAGGCGGTCGAAGCCATCAATCCGCGCGCGCGCGATGGCGTGGGAAAATTTCTCATCTTTCTCTTGCCAGTCTCTCACCACGCCGTCGCTAGGCATATGCTCATCCCGGCATATCTGCGCCAGCGGTTCACCCGTGCTCAGTCTCTCGCATATCTCTGCTGCGAGTTCTGGCGTGTACTTTGAGGGCCTTCCGCGTTTACCGGTTTTCGTGCTCATGCCGTCATGATAGCGCTTCTCGGCGGGGCCGGCAGCGGCATCCAGTGCGTGATGTGCAGCCTTTCGTCGTACCACATGCCGCCAGAATAAAAGCGGCCATCCGGCTGACCGGTCCTCGTGTCGTGGCACCGACTGCCAACCACAATCTCTTTGTGAAACGGTCTAGCCTCATGGTCAACCGGGCGCCATACAGCCAGAATCGCCTTGGCTACAGGCGCCGTCTCGATTGGATGCCACGCGCTCAAATCAGTCCCGCAATGGATGGGCAGTTCTGTACTCATAGTCACCTTTCGGTCGGTTCTTGTGCTCCGCACAGCTTCGCGTTAGGCCCCAAGGCCCCGGGCGCGATCTAGGGCGGCGCGCATGCGCTGGCGGAATGGGTGCCCTCGGTCTTTGCCGTCGTTCGTGGTGATGTCTGTCGTAAACCATGCCTCGATGCCCGCGTCGATCTGCTCATCAGTCAGCGCAGGCGCAAACCACGCAGCAGCAATGATGTTGATGAAGTCGGGCAAGTAGTCCACGCGGATGAAGTGCCCGCCTTCCCACGGCCCATCGTCTTTGCTGGGCTTTGGCCTGTTGAACAGGTTCAGCGCGTCCAGCACATCAGCCAGCGTCACGGGCTCCACCAGGGGCCTAACAGGCGGCTCAACCGGACCCGCCACGGCGGGCTGCGTTGTCTCATTCATCGTGCATCCTTTGCGCCGTTTCGGGCGCGGTTAACCTGGCGTTTGCCGATGTTGCTTTTACGTAACATGCGTATTTCATGCTGTACCTTTTTTGATTCCCATCGCCTGCTTTGCCAGCGCCCGCGTCTTTGCGATGCGTTTGACCACATTGTGCGCAGCCTGATCGCTGATCCCTGCCGCCCGTGCTGCGACTGGCCGGGGGAGGTTGTCCACCAGCATCAGCTCGGCGAATCTGTAGCTTGCGCATCTTGGCTTGATGCGTGTGAGCGCGGCCAGGGCGGCGAATTGTTCGGGTGTCATGTCTTGGCTTCGCTCATAGCCACTTTTCCCATCGCTTACCGCTGAAGTTCCAACCGCACATCTTCATAAGCGCCCAATACGCGCTTTCTGGTGTCGCAGCCGCAGCCGTGTAAAACGTGAACCCCGGCGGGGATGCGCACCATCTGCCATCTGGCAGCTTGCGCAGGCGTGGCTTAAAGGGCGATAGGCGACCCGCTTGATTGCTCACGCGCACACTACCTTGTAGCCAGCGGCGCGCAGTTGCTTGGCGGCGAACAGAGCAATTTCGGCTCGCTCGCCGTTCACTTCAGCGCGAACCATCTTCATGCCTGTTGGGTACACAACATTTGTGAAGGTGGCGCCCTTGGCGGACAGGCGGCAAAAGTACATCGCGGCTTCTTTGTTCCAGCGGGCGATGGTGAAGGCGACTTCGCGGCGGGTTGTGATATTCAGGTTGCTCATGTTGCTTGCTCCGGTTGGTGTGTCGATGGGTGTATTCTACACCGCATTTAGTTTAGCGCAAGCTCTTTTTATTTGTTGACTGCTTTGTAGGGGCTTTGACATACACCACGTCACGCGCCTCGCAGTCGCCACCAAATGCAGCCGCTGCCGCGTAATCGATCGCGTGCGCGCACTCCATCTCCTTGTACAGCGCGCAGTGCCCGCACACACCGTCAGGGCTGTCTCCGGCTTCTGGTGCTGGGGCTTCCACGTAATCGACGTGGTTGATTCGCATCGTCTTTGGCGTCGTCTGGCTCATGCAATCTTCCTTCTTTGTGTGCGGCCCGAATGTCGTCTTCGCTGTGCCCATGCGACACCCAATCCTTCAGCAACGCCCGGCGCCTCTCTGCTACCTCGCCGGGTGGTCTTCCGAGCCTGCCGATCAGCTTGATCGCCCTGGCACCGCAGTACATGCACAGTGGGTCGAATAGCCGATGGTCTGGGGCTTCGCGGGAGGCTTTGCAGCATTCACAGGTCATTACGCTTCAAGACCCGCTTTCGCTCTTTTCATCTCCTTAAACCTTTGCCATGCAGCGCTTTTTGGCTGTGTTTGCCCAAGCCCCTTGCACCAGTAATCATTGCGCAAAATGCACTTGGCCATGCGCCTCCAGCTAGGTGCCCACTGCTTCGCTTCAAGTTGAGGAGGAGCCACATCAGGTATAAGGCTATACCCGCGCCGATGCCAACCAACGATGAATTTGCGGAATCTGGCCGCGTAGTGGTCTCTTGTTTTTGGCGGAAGCGTCCGAAGCAGCATGTTCGTAAAAGTTTCCCACGTATGCCCTGGCGGCAACGTCACCTTGTCATATCCGTTGATGTTGCCCGTTTCGTTGATGTAAAGAGCCCCGCTGTTTGCGCCATTCACGCGGGCAACCAACTTGAACCATGTTTCAGGTTCAAGGATGTGATACAGCCACAAGCCTTTTCGTTGATCGTCGCCAAATGGTTGACACAGGCGCTGATCTGACAGAGGTACACCGGCCATTTGCATCATGTCGTATGTGCGATTGTGCGGCTTATCTGGGTGCGCAGCATGGAACCTCCATATGTCCTCTGTGAGCCAGTCATAGATTGGGTAGACGTTGTACACATCGTCAATGATTTTGGTTGTCCAACGCCATCCCTTGATCATCAGGTCTTTTTTCTCCCATGTTGCGATTGCACAATAACGGTGAAGACTTTCTTGTGCGCGAATCCCGATGAAGCCAGCCGTTTTTTTTTCTTGGCCATACCAACGACCGAACATGGTAATGAACTCTTCAAACTCTATTCCGTCATCCATCTTGTCCATGATGAACGGGTAGTCTTCCACGCCCTTTGCGAAGGCTGGCTTCTCCCTGATCCAGTCTGCCTTTTTTGACGGGTCCCATGCGATCCACTGAGGCTCATAGTTCGTCAATGCATTCCGCAACCGCATCGGAACACATATCCAGTGCGGATCGATGTGATCCTTGTACATCTCAAACATCTCAAAAGCGTGCTTGATCGTGTCTGCGTACTGGGCCTCCATGTCAATGTACATCACTCCAACACGAACACCACGGCGCATGGCCTCTTCCATGACAAGGTGAAACATCACACTGCTGTCTTTTCCTCCAGAGAATGCGATGTAGATTCGCTCAACCTCATCAAACGTCGCTGCGATTCGCTTTCTGGACTCTTCAAGGACGTTCGTCCTAAGGTATTTTTTCGAGCCCATCAGTAAATCTCCGCTTGTCGGCCTGGGTCTGCCTCTTCCATGGAAACCTGAGGCCGCCCATTTGACGACAGCCACTTATTCAGGTGTCGAAGAGCGGCCTTGTTAGCTTCGTTCTGCTGATCCTCGGTCAAGTACACAAACCCACCACGGAACTCAGAAGGAATCCCCTTTGAAATGCAAAGGGCGGCTTGTCCAAGCCATGCAATACGATTCATAGCGGTGTTTGTCAGGTAGTGCTCACATGAGTGCTTCCACTCGGTAATGACTCTTTGAAGAGCCGCCTCAAATTCGGGAATGTTAGACAGCAGTTCTTTGTAAACAAGCTTGCATTCCTCTGCCGTCATGCCCTTTGGCGGCTTGCTCTCATAAAAACCAGCCTTGTTACACTCCCACTTGTCGAACGTGTGGAACATCCGGTTTTCGTCATCCGTGTTTGCGGTCCTGACTTCAACCTCAATGTCTCTGTAGTCCTGAGAGTCGCCAGAGATTGCTTCAAAGTCTTCCGGGTTGAATGCGCCTTCTGGTTCCCATGCCATAGAA